ATCAAGACTGTCTAACCACATCTTACCAAAAGGATCATAATTTTCTGTTGATCTAACAACCCATGTTGCTTCTTGTAAATTCTTTACCGAATATTTAGTATTCAATTCAAATTTAGATAAGATATTTCTTTCATCTGGTGTTAAACTAAATTCTTTATTCATAGATTGTAGTTGTTATTTGTTTAGGAAATACTTCATAACCATTTTCTCTATGAAGAGTATCTCTAAAAACATCTAATTGTGACCAATAGATTTTAAAGTATTTCTTATCAGAAACTCTTTGAACAATTGTTTGACGCTGAGAATCTCCTGTACAATCATTTTCAATAATTATAAATCCGGGTAACTTACTTAAATCTGAAATATTGTGAAGATCAAATAATTCCCCAATGTTTATTGTTTCCTTATTCATAAAACGTTATTTGATAATTATTATCTAATGTTCTTTCAATCATAAAAGAACTAAGTGTTGTTTTATTATACAGTTCAATTAAAATAGCATACAATTGATAATAAGTTAATGAACCATATGCTTTTGACCATAAATCCCAAAACAATTTAATATCTGCTTTTATATCTGGTAATATTGGTTCAAAGTATTTATACCTTTCTTCCACTGTTATCTTTACTGACCACATAATTCTAATTTATAAAATGGTTGCCATGTTGGTAAAACTCCTTTTGTCCAAAATATCTGTACTAAATTATTTCTATTTAATACATCTTTTCTTCCTAAATATCTATTATCACCAACATACTTTCCTTTAATTATTTCATCTATTGGTTGACAACCAAGAATTATTCCTTCGTATTTATCTAACTTAATTTTACAACCTTTTAGTTCATCGAATGATTTTAAACCATTAATAGAATTTTTATTAGTTGACATTCTTTCATTAGACCATTCTTTAGTAAAAGTTACAAACTTAATTCTTCCAGATGCGGCACTTTTATAATAATATATCATTTTATTAATTCTTTTATATATGTTTCACACCCTTGTTCATCACTATTATAAAATTCATACACATCTTTATATTCACATTCCATTATTCTATTTTCCCAATTATACTTCTCTGATAATTTATTACTAACATCAATTCCTGTATAATCATTATCATATAGGAATATCTTTCTTACAAATAAATCATCAATCATATCTACTTTATCTGAAGGAATATAACTACCTTCATTTTGTAATGCTATTGCTGGTATTCCTAAGTGGTAGTCAAGATATATTCTATCCTTCTGACTTTTAGTAATAATTATAGTATCGGTTAAAGTAGAATAATGTATAATTTTATCCCAACCAAATATATCATTATTTGAACAATTACTATACCATCTAAATTCTTGATTAGGCCAGTATAGTTTTACATGATTAGTTTCAGGGAAATAATAAGATATAGTATCTATCTTATGAGGATTGTGATATTTATTCTTATGCCACTCTCCTTTCTCCTGAATCCAATAATCTTCAACTAAAAATATTAATTCTTTGTTTAGTTGAGCATTATTCAAATTGAATATATTTGTCTGAAATTCTTTATGTGTGAATCGGATCTGTGTCTTTAGTTTATAAATTCTATTATCCTTACTAACTAATTTACCATCAGTTAAAGTAGAAATTTCATGTAATGCTTGTTTGAAGTTAAGTCCGCTTAACCTCTTTTACCACATCAAATATACTCCAATATAGTTTTCCCTTGAATGCAGCATTATCTACAAAATATAATAGTCCAGAGTACCAGACGAATCTGCACCCCGGACTATTATCTTTCCTAAAAGGACTTTTATATCTTTGATTTAAGTCAGGATATATTCCGTAAATAATTCAAAAATACTTGTTCTTGGGAAACGACATTCAGTAAATCATTTACATTAATGTAGTTTTGAGAACATCCTTTATACATCTTAACTATTCCACTCTACTGTTGTGGTTGGATTATTTGGAACATTGTTAAGAACCGTGTCTCGATTAAATGGTACAAGATCTACTGTGTACATACCTTTGAGAAGATTGTTATCTGCTGTAACATTTTTAGTGAATTGTCCTTTAGCCCATTCAGATACTTTACCAGAGAACATAACTTTATCTAAGTTATATTGTGTTGCTCCAATAGACATACGTTGTTTAGTAACAATTCCACCATCTTGAGTTGCTTCATCCTTATCTTTTACTACCATTGGCAAAGTAACATAAGTACCATCCATCATATCAGCAAGTTGATTTAAACCTTGATAATTTCCGTCAAATACAGATTTAGCATCTTGCTTCAATTGTTGCATTTGAGCATAAAAATCTTCACCAGAATTACGATCAAAAGATACAAGACGTTGTACAAAAGTAATCAATGCTGCTTCACCAGTAACCAATGGTTTGTGATCTGCAAATTCAGGTTTAACATCAGGACTACCAGATGCTTTAGCCCATACAATAGAACCATTACTTGTGATTACTTGATAATTACCTGATTGAGTTGTTGGTTGCTTATCTCCAATATTGAGAATAAATCTTTGCACTCCTACAACATCACCTTTAAGCCAGATATGTAATGGACGTTGGTTATTACCATTCTGATCTTGTACAATATCATAAGATGGATCAAAAGAGATTTCTCTACCTTGCCATTTTTCAAGAGTAGTTTTGTCTGGATTTACTCCAAGAAACTGGAAGTTTTCAAGACCTGTGTAAATTTGATACTGTCCAGCACCTTGTCTGGTTCCTGCATACGGATTGTTAGTTTGTAACATACTTATTTTTTATAGTATTAATTAATGATTGTAAATTAGTTGCTTCAATAGACTCTAACCAAATATCTTGTTCTATTGTAAATTTATCCACATAAAGTGGTGACGGGAAAACACATTTAACATTGTAATCATCTACTATCCAACCTTTTCCATAGAATATTCCTTCTGAATGAATTGGTACAGCAAATGTAACTTTAAAAGGACATTTAGATAAACAGGCTTCAACATATTGAATGTCAGCATCAAACTTTTGTTGAAGTTCTTTTTTCTTCTGTTCAAATTCTGCTTGATACTTCTGTTCTCTATCTGAATTAATCAGTGTGTGTAAGAGGTTTGTTAGTGCTTTTACTTGTTGTGGTTGTAGATTCATTAATCTAAAAAGATTTGATTCCAATTATTTTTGAACCTTCGTGGTTCTTTTTTAGTAATATAATCAGGATTTTCTAATTCAAGAATTACAAACTCTTGATTAGCCAAATGATCTGGTCTTGCTCCAGTTGCTAAATCCTGTTCATGAGTTTTAAAACTTAACATTGTTTGATTAGCATTCTGTGGGTTTCTGTAAATATATCCGATGGCATCCGCCTCGGCGCACACTATACTTTTTAACTTCCCCGTCAATTGAATGTCCTTTGCTTGCAAATCTTTACCTTGTTTATTGATAGAAGAATTCTTAACATGACTTACTAAGATAAAACATTTATTACATCTATTCTCAATTGGTTTGAGAAGTTCATCAAATGCTTTTCTAAGCCAGTCATAACCACCGCCTGATGGTAATTCAGATACTACATCAGTACCAGCAAAACTCTTACCAATAGGAGTCGCTTTATACATAATAGTAGCATACTTTCTTGCAAATTCTTCTAAAGCAGATGTTGTATCTACAGTAAGATAATCATAAGGATATTTGCCATGCTCATTATAATAGTTATCTAACTTCTTTCCAAGTTCTTGAATAACTACTAACGGGTTAGATTTATTCTTACGAATAATATCAATTACATCTAACTTGGTACATTCCACAAACTCTGCACCTTGTTCAAGATCAATAATTAAGTTACTTGGTAACTTGCTTATTGTTTCTGTTTTTCCGTGCTTTAGTATGAGCAAATACTACTAAACGCCTTGGATTCTTTGTTGTTACTGTTGATTGTGTTGGTAAATCAAACATTAGTTCTAATTTTATTTATAAATGTTGTTAATTCCGTTGATTTGGCTTTAGGTAGTTCAATAAATTTATTACTGACTCCATCAAACCACATTCCTTTTGCTAAACCTGATAATCCATTTCTATGTTTAATAACATGAACAGATCTGAAGTTATCACCTAACTCTCTGGTATTATAATCTAAATATG